ATAGATACCCTATCCGCAGAAGAAAAAAGAGAAAAAAAGAACGAAAGAAAAACAAAAGAGAAAAGAAGCAAAAGAGAAAATAAAAAGAAAGATAGAATAAAAAGAGAAATAAAGAAGATATATTTTTAAATAAAATACACTGTATTTTTTATTTTTTAAGTAATTAGGGAATTAATTTAGTTTATATATATAATATAATACGCGCGGATTTATTTAAAATATATTCAAAAAAGCTATTGACAGTATAACTATTTTAGTGTATTGTGTAAACACAGGTTGCAGAAATGCAAAAATGAAAATTGAATAGTAATTATTTTACCTACAAACGCGAGCCGTGGATTCATTCCAGCGGCCAAAGAAACCCAAATAAAAACTGGGTTGAACAATGCAGTTTGTAGGTATTTTTTTATTTTAAAATTTAAAAGTTGGGAGGTGTACAGAATTGGAGAAATTAGCAGGAGCAGAGCCAAGCTCATTAGAATCAATCAAAAATGATTTTGAGGAGTATTTAAAAGAGTTCTGCACTGAAAATGACATTAAAGACCAGTACGACATCTATCCGGCTATGTGGAATGCAGCACTTACATATATTTGCAAAAATACTTTTAAGGCTAATCCAAGTATTTTAGCAATGCCTAAAAATATAAATAATGCTTATAACTTAGAAGCTGTAGATTATATATTAGATATCTACGCTTATGAGTGTTTTATACATAATCAAGAGATTAGTGTTATTGGTTTTCATTTATTTTCAGGTATATCTTTAAATGCTATATATAATTTAAACAATAACAATAAAAGAGTTGTTGTATATAAGGACTTAGAGGGTAATGTTATTAGTAATTTAACTGTAAGCAGATTAAAAGAGGGGGAATATACAAAAGAATTAAGTTCAAAAGGGAGTGACATTTTTAAAAAATTGAAATTATTTTCTGAGGAAAGTTTGACAGCCCTGATGAAAGACAGGCGAAACAACCCAATGAAGTACTTGCCCATACTAAATAGGCGCTTCGGTTGGAATCTGCCAGGAGTAAGCCGGGAAACGTTCGGAAAGACAGCATTGACAGCGGCGGACCTCCCAAAATTGGGAACGGAATTGGACGAAAACGGCGCACAACTTCCACGGTTAGAAGCGTGCGAAACGTTAAACAATTCAGACACAATTTAAAAGTGCCGTATTTACTGGTGTTCAAGCTATTTCGATATGCTTAGAACTTCGCTAAACATGAGTTTAGCGAAATGTATAAAACAAATAGTCAGAAACAGCAAACAAAACAGCAAATAATCAAACAATTAAATAACGGCAGATAATTGCCTGCAATGGTGATTCTGTTAGGGGGTGGGGGTTGAATAAAAACAGCCACCCGGCCCGACTAAGTACCAAAAATAATCTCAAAAACAAAAAGAGGTGTATCAATGACATTAAACGAGTATCAGGCAGAAGCAATGCGTACAGCAAGTAGAACAGCCACAGCACACGAAGATAATCTTTTGCTTAATGGAGTGATGGGCTTAAATGGCGAAGCTGGAGAAGTGATTGACATGGTAAAGAAAATGCTTTTTCAAGGTCATACGCTTGATAAAGACCACATGGCAAAAGAACTGGGCGATTGCCTTTGGTATTTAGCCGTAGCCGCAAAAGGCATTGGATATGACTTAGATACCATTGCTGAAATGAACAAAGCAAAGCTTAGAAATCGTTACCCGAACGGTTTTGAATCCGAAAGGTCGTTACATCGGGATAGCAAAGACATTTAAAGCAAAACAAACACCTTGTCAAACAATGCTGTAAGAATGGCTACAAAGGATAGTACAATGAGGTGTGCGGGAAATAGAGTTGGGAATACCCGCAAAACAATGCCCTATAGCCAAGCGGTAAGGCACGGGATTTTGATTCCTGTATCACCGGTTCAAATCCGGTTAGGGTAGCTGGGCTTTTGATAGCCCTTTTGTCCCATTCTTTGGTACCCCCTTATCTCCCGTTAGCGGAAAGCTGATTAAAGGACCGTCACAAGGTCCGGCGGGATTTACAAACATGATTACCCCGGTGCAGATAGGCTTTTCAACCTTGCCGGGATACACTGAATTGAGTTAAAGCTTTTCGGGATACTGGAAAGTGTAGGCTTTTTGCTTGAAGCAATTTAAGCAAAGAAGACAGCAAAGCTGGCAACAAAGTGGTGTAGTATATCATCATAAGGACGTCAAAAGTAGAATCCTTGTGGCTGACGAATAATAAACGCTTGCGGTGCAAGAATAACCTGTTTGTGTTCGTGGTGTGAAAGACTACAAACAAAACAGGAATTTCATTAAGTCGGCTTGCCTTGAATCCGGGAAACCGGAGTATAACACAAGAAATTTGTTAAAGTAGCGGTATGGCAAAACAATTTTTTTTGGCAAATCAAAAAAAATTCCGAAAGAACCGTGAAATTTGCAGGTTAAATTCGCTCCCTGTCCGTGCTTGACAGCGGTAAGAAGCCAAGGGTCGCACCCGGAAGCTCGGACTTATCGTCACGGTGACTGAATGTGACTGCGGGTATGATGAATAAAGAGAAGTCTTAATCATGTTTGTTTTTTGGAAAAGCGGCAACGATTGGCGGTGTTGCGGCAGACTGTAAATCTGTTCCCATGTGGTAAACATTGGCGGTTCGATTCTGCCCTTTTCCATTTTTTTTAAAAAAATTAAAAATAAAAAAGAGGTGCAGTATGGCAAAAGGTGTTCATGCGGTAGATAAGGACAAGTTTATTGAAGCCTACAATAAATGGGCAAGCGGCGAGGTAACGATAACAAAAGCAACGGAAATAGCCGGCATGAGTTATCCGACATTTCACAAATACGTAGGCATATTAATTACAGGCGGGAAATTTCCTGACGGGCTATTTAAGGATTAGGAGAATGCGCATGAGAGTAGAGATTAAAGGTAATGTATATGGAATGTCGCGCAAAGAGTACAAGCAGTTCCTTAAAATAGCAAGCAAAGCTATACCATGTGGCATTTATGCGGCTGAAAAGGGAAGCACTGCTATTATGCTGAATGAAAAATACGGCAGCATTGAAGATTTGAGAAAATCCGTGTCCGAATATAAAATGAAAGGGTTTAAGGTGTATTACAATGACAAAAACAACGATAAAAAAATTTCTTAAAACTCTTAATAAAACACTTAATGTGTTTATGTTGACATTAATTCTTTCGGTTTTAATAGCTGGTCTTAGAATTATTTTAGAACTTTTATTTGGTGTAAAAATGGCAGCAATCGCTGTGTTTGCTTTAATGTTTGTTTGCATTTTTGTATTAAACTTTTTGAAAGGGTGACTTTTTATGTTAATAGTTGCATTGCAAGACGATTTAGACAATTTATATGCTATCTGGAATACAGCTACAGATAGATTCTTAGGAGTTAATCTTGGAAAGTATGAAGCTGTCGGAATTATTATGGATTACAAGGGAAATTACACCTTTGAAGAAGCATTAGACGTAGTAGAACACCCACAGCCATTTATAAATATTGCAAAGCATTTATGCGATGGGTTTTATGATAGCAGAGCTAAAGAGTGGCTTTTGACAGAAATTGAAATAACGAACGCACGAAAGTGTATATATGCAGAATGTTTTGATGGTGTTCCTGTTGATAATAAAACAAGGATTGAATTATGCAAAAGTCATATAAGATTTTGCAAAAAAGTTATTGAACAATTGAGATAAACAATGATTGCTGATTATCAGCAGAAAGGAATATATTATGAAGAAGAAAATTTTAGCAGTTGTATTAGGCTTGACATTGTGCTTAGGAATGACCGGATGTGCGTCATGGGACAGAGCGGTAACAGATATGAAAAGTGATGTAAATGGCGGTATGCAAAGAACAATTACTGTATACACGGCAGATGGTAAAGAACTTGCAACATATAAAGGCAAAATTGATATTGGTGCATACGATGGTGGATATGTTAAGTTTGATTTTAACGGCAAGAGATATATCTACTACAATTGTTTTGTAGAAAGCATTGCAGATATTGATTAAGTGATATTACCGACTACAGATTGATTGTAGTCGCTAACCAACAAAAATTATTGGCAGAGGTCTGAAAGTGCCTTTGCTTTTTTTGGAAAGTAGAGGTGCTTTTCTTTGGCAAGTTCAAGCCTTATTTCAGTAGTAAGTCAGTATGAAAAATATATTGAAAGTAATGGTATTAATGAATCGGTAGTAAACGCATACATAGAAGCCGCCCAAGTTGCACTACAAACAGAAAAAGACGTTGAATATGGATTGAAAATTTCGGCAAGGGCAAAACAGTTGGCGGAAAAATTCATTTTTGATTCCACAGGCGGCACGGCATGGGATTTAGAGAAGTTTGCATTTAAAAATAAAGTCCAGTACGACATACTGGATAAATATTATAGCGTATTGCTTGCGGAAGCACAAAACAAAATCGTTGACAGCGGCTTTATGTACCTTGAAAAGAAGCGAGAACCAAAAGAGCGGTTTTATATGCCACGGCGCAAACAATTTCTTAAAATAGGGCTCACACAGGCTTTGCAAGGCATGATTGACGATAAGTACGATATTTTGTGTGTATCTTTGATTCCTGGAGCTGGAAAAACAACAGTCGAAAAAATGTTTAACGCACTTGTGGCTGGCTGGTATCCAAAAGACTTTAGCTTGTTTTATTCGCACAGCGGCGATATAACGCGAATGTATTTTGACGGTGTGTATGATATTGTTACAAATTCAGACGAATATACGTGGAATGAAATATTTCCAAATTTGCACGTTACAAACACAAATGCAAAACTTGAACAATTCAATATAGGCAAATACAAACCGTTTCCGTCCGTGCAGTGTACGTCGGTAGGTAGCAAGAATAGCGGAAAGGTTAGAAGTTCAAAATATTTGTTGGTCGACGACTTGATTGGGGGGGGTCGAGGAAGCCTTAAATCCAACGATTCTTGATAAGTTGTGGAACAAATACGCAGTAGACGCAAGGCAACGTAAAATACAGGATACGGACGGTCATAACTGCAAAGAAATTCACATTGCCACGCGTTGGAGTGTTAGAGATGTGATAGGACGTATTCAAAATATGTATGCAGGAAATCCACGGGTAAAAGTTATTGCAGTCCCGGACATTGACCCGGAAACTGGAGAAAGTAACTTTGACTATGAGTTTAGCGGATTTACTAAAGAATTTTTTGAAGACCAGCAGTTATTAATGGACGATATATCATATCGCTGTCTGTACAAGCAAGAGCCGATTGAACGTGAGGGCTTGCTGTTCCCGGACGACAAAATAAGAAGATACCTTAATCTTCCGCATGGAGAACCGGAAATAATTACGGCACAATGCGATACAAAAGGAAAAGGAACAGACTACTTTGTCATGCCAATACTTCAAAAATACGGTGAGGATTATTACTGTGTTGATTGCGTGTGCGATAACACGGCAGATTATGAAATGCAATATGAAAATGCGGCAAATGTAATTGCGAATAATAAAGTTCAAGAATGCGAATTTGAGCGAAACGCGGGCGGTGATAGAGTAGCAATGGAAGTCAATAAGCGCGTACTTAGTAAAGGCTGGGTTTGCAATATTACCGATATGCCGACAGAAACGAATAAAGAAGCACGAATTTTCCAGTGCTCAAACTGGATATTACAGCACGTTATTTTTAAAGACTCGCAGTTGTACAGCCCAAAAGAACCATACGGTGTCATGGTTGGACTTTTAAAGCAGTATTCAGTTTCGGGCAAAAAGCAGTTAGATGATGTACCCGATGTTTTTTCAAATTTTGCATTAAGAATCACGCAATCAAATAAGACGGCGAAAATTGAAGCCGCTATTAATCCATTCCGCAGGAGGTATTGATTTATGACGACAAAGGAATATTTACAGCAAATTGGAAAATTAAATAAAATGATTAACAATAAAATGATTGAACTGGCACAGATGAAAGAAATGGCATACAGTATTAAAGCCGTGGGAACAGATGAGCGCGTTATGTCTTCTAGCGACCCGGACAAAACAGGCTGCGCATATGCTAAGATTGAAGAAATGGAAGAAAAAATTAACGGCATGATTGACAACTACGTAGATACTAAAGAAAAAATTATTAATCAAATTGAAAGTATAGAAGACGAAAACCTATATAATATTTTATTTTTAAAATACATAGCAAAAAAACGGTTTGAAGATATTGCGGTGGAGATTGACAAATCATGGCGACAGACAATCCGATTGCACGGAACGGCGCTCAAAAAATTTGAAGAAAAATACGGAAAAGAATACTTGTCATGTCATTGAATGTCATATTAATACTGTGTTATTATTATAATGTCAAATAAAAGTAAAAGTTCCGAGGAAAGCACTGCTACAGAAATGTGGTGGTGCTTTTTTCATGCCAAAAGAGGTTGAATATGAGGTTTTACACTAAAAAAAATAAGGCTGTAATGTGTCCGAATTGTGGCAAATTATTGACGTATGCCGATAAAGATGACCCCAATTTACATAAATTGGCTTGCAAGCATTGTCGTAAGTGGATTTGGTATTATCCGAATGATGATGATAAAAATGAAGCCAAAGAAATCCCGGATACACGCTCGTCAAGCGGAGTTAGACTTTACTAGGAGTATTAAATATGTTAAATGATGTATATTTCTACGAACTCGTAAGAGGTTGTTATGGACGCAAAATTGCATATACCAATGTTGAAAAAATAACAGCAGATAACGTTGTTAAAATCGTTGGAGATTGCATTGGTGTATTTAACTATAACAAGCCCATTATCCGGTATTTGTGGCACTATTATAAAGGCGACCAGCCGGTATTATACAGAATAAAAATGCAAAATGAAGACGTAAACAATAAAGTTTGCGAAAATCACGCATATGAACTGGTTCAATTTAAGGTTGGACAAACATATGGTGAACCGATACAGTACGTTAGCCGAAAAGACGATGAAAAAGTTAATAAAGCAGTTGATACGCTGAACGATTATATGTCTGATGCTAACAAACAGGAAAAAGATATTAAGGCAGGAGAGTGGCAGTCAGCGACCGGTACATCTTTTAAGGCAATACAGATTGTCGATGGCGACATACCGTTTCGGATTATAGCGCCAAGCCCAATGAACACCTTTGTTATTTACAATAAAGCTACAGAAGAACCGGTGCTTGCTGTACAGGAGTTAAAAGACGAAAATAACAACTTTTATAAGCTGTGTTATACAGATTCAATGACATTTAAAATTCAAGACAGCAAAGTTATTGAAAGCAGATTGCACGCGTTTGGCAGTATCCCGATTGTGGAATATCCGAATAATCACGAAAGGATTTCAGATATTGAATTGGTTATCAGCCTGTTAGATTCAATAAATACCATGCAGTCAAATCGAATGGATTCGGTGCAGCAGTTCGTTGAATACTGGGTAAAATTTATCAACTGTGAAATTGATGATGAAACTTTCCAAAAGATGAAAATGAACCATGCACTCGTTGTTAAGTCTATTAATAAAGATAACAAGTCAGACGTGGAAATTATGACGCAGGAATTAAACCAAACGCAGTGTCAAGTTGCCAAAGACGACTTGTGGGACAATACATTGTCAATTCTTGCGATTCCAAACAAACAGGGAAACACAGGCGGAGATACGCAAGGCGCGGTGGAATTAAGAAATGGTTGGGATTTCTCGAAAACAAGGGCAAAGCTTAAAGACCCGATTGTAAAAGCGGCGGAAAAGCGGCTTGCAAAGGTTGTGCTAAATATTATACGGATTAAGGACCGTGATTTAGGCATAAAAATGCGGGATTTTGAAGTGCAAATTAATCATAGCCCACAGGATAATATGTACACTAAAGCACAAACACTTACAGTATTGCTTCAATCTGGCATACATCCACTTGTGGCAATTAAAACGGTGGGGCTTTGGGGAGATTCAGAAAAAACATTTGTTCTTTCAAAGCCATACCTTGATGTCTTATATAAGACTGTTAAAAATGCGAAAGAACAGGAAAACAAAGCACAGGAAATAGTTAATCAACTTAATAATCAGCAAAATAAAGCAGTTATCGAGCAATAATCGGTAACTGCTTTTATTTTATAAATTTGCAGTCATGCGACAAATGGCAGAAACAATCGAGCGGAGAGAACCGTGTAAAAAAACGTGATTTTAGGAGGAATAAACGATGACAAGAGAACAGGCAAAACAGAATCTTATTTCAATCGGAATTTCAGAACCGACAGATGAGCAGGTGAGTAATTATCTGAATCAGTTAAACGGTGAAACAAAGAAAGAAAAAGATAAAGCGGCAGAGTATAAAGCGAAAGCTGACAAGGCAGACGAACTTCAATCAAAAATTGATGAAATAGAAGCTGGAAACCTTACAGAACTTGAAAAAGCCAACAAAGCACTGGAAACGGCAAACAATCAGATTGCAGAGCTGCAGAAAAGCAATGCAATCAGGGATTTGCGTGAAAAAGCCATGACGGATTTCAAAATCACGGCAGAACAGGCAAAGACGGTTGTAAAAGAGGACGGAAGCTTTGACACAACTGTTCTCGGACAGATTATTTCAGAGAAAGAAACCGCTTCCGCGCAGGCAAAGGAGCAGGAAATTGCCAAAGGTACACCGAATCCGGGCGGCGGCGGTAGTAACCAAGATTCAGAGAAGACAGAAGCAGAAAAAATAGCCGCAAGTCTTATCTCAAGCAATCCAAAAAGTCAAAGCAACAATGATGTTTTGTCACATTATTTAGGAGGTAATTAAAAATGTCAAACATGCAGTATGAACAGACTTCATATGTCGGAAACGTTCAGATTTTAAAAAGACTGCCTAACGAAGCAATTCCAATGACACTTGATTTTACAGATGTTATTGAAAAGACGGCTGACGGCAGAAAGATTGTAAAAGCCGGTACACCAATTGGAAAAAACGGAAAGGCAGACAACACGGCAACGGTCGTAGGTATTCTGAGATATGACGTCACAGAAGACAGGCCACAGGGTGTGCTTTTGAAGAAAGCATATATCAATAAAAGCGTGGCTGAAAAGCATTCCGGCGTTACATATGACGCAGGCGTTTCCACAGCGCTTCCAATGATTATATTTGAATAATTTGGGAGGTATATAGATGTTAATTAATGAAGTGTTAAACAGTAAGTCTATTGCACTTACAACAACAGAAGAAGCAAGCAATCAAATCCCATATCTCGGATTAAATTGGTTTCCGGAAAGAAAGAAACAGGGGCTTGATTTAAGCTGGATTAAGACACATAAGGGACTTCCAGTATCGCTTGCGCCGTCAAATTTCGACACAATTCCGACACTTAGAGCAAGAGAGGGATTAAGCAAGGAAAAAACACAAATGGCATTTTTCCGTGAAGGTATGGAAGTCGGCGAAGAAGAAATGCTTGAAATTGAACGTATTAGTTCTACAGATGACCCGTACCTTGCAAGTGCCTTATCAAGCGTATATGACGATACTAACAACCTTGTGAGCGGCGCAGAAGTCGTGCCGGAACGCATGAGAATGTCGCTTCTCGCTACAGAAGCAGGACACCCGGTTATTGCTATTGAAAGTGACGGTGTACAGTACGCATATGATTACGACAAGGACGGTTCATATGCAAAAGACCATTATGCAAAGCTTGAGGACACTAGCATGTGGAGTGATACAGTGAACTCCAAACCACTTACAGACCTTAATAATGCTCGAAAAAAATTACAGAAGAAAGGCAAGATTGCTAAATACGTTCTTATGAACACCAATACATTTCAGTATTTACTTGAAAATGCACAGATTAGAAATTCAATCCTTGCACAGAATCTCACGGCAACAATTGAGGTTGATGACGACACGGTAATTTCAGTTGTTCAGAAGCGTACAAAGCTTACAATCGTCCTGTACGACAAAATGTATATGGACGAAGCTGGGAAAGAACACTATTTTTACCCGGACAACAAAGTAACACTGTTGCCAGACGGAAAACTGGGTAGTACGTGGTTCGGAACGACACCGGAAGAAAGAACTGCAAGACAGGTTGCTGACGTTGATGTAACGACATATGGAACAGGAATCACAGTCGCTACAAAGGTTGAGTATGGCCCGCCAATGAAGATGTCAGTATTCGCTTCTGAAGTAGTATTGCCATCTTACGAAAATATGGATAGCACATTCGTACTTGAGGTCCATCATGATTAATCGGAGGTAGCATATGAAATATCCATATATCGTTATTAAAAACGGGAAATGGTATGCGGCAGGCGAAGAAGTCCCGGACACCGTGCCGGGAAACAAGCCCACCGGATATACCAAGACTGAAATAAACCGTATGCCGACAGCAGAATTGCAGAGTTTAGCGGCACAGAACGGCATTGAAAATGCGGCGGAAATGAGCGGAGTTGACCTTAAAGCAATCTTGATTGAGAAGTTAGGGTTATAAGCAGGAGAACAGCATGGAAGAATACACAACATTAGAGCAGGTAAAAATCCGGCTCAAACAATTTCATATTGAAACGGTTGAAAATGAGGATAACACTGAATCTGATGTTGTTGTGTTTGACAGCAAAGAAGACAACTTGCTTCTTGAACAGCTCATAAAACAGGCAACGAAAGATGTAATTGCAAAACGGTGTTATCCGCAAAGTTATACGCAGGAACAGATTGACAATGACTTGAAATGCTATGAAAGTGTAATTGTCAATCTTGTGGTATATGACCGGTCACAGGCAGGAGAAAACTACATGGCAAGCTACAGTGAAAACGGTGTAAGCCGTAGCTGGAAAGACCGTGATAGCCTGTTTGTAGGGGTATATCCGTTTGTAAAAGCATTATAGAAGATTGTGCGTTACGTTTTATCAGCACCGGGGAAACGTAGCAGGCGGCACACAGTAAGGGTGGTGGGCGGTGTGCCACAAAAAAATGAAAGGCGGTATATTATGCCAGTTGCAATAATTATAAGTATCATATCGGTTGCTTTTTCCGTCTTTTTTGGATTTTTTAGTCTTTGGTTTGGTTTGAAAAACAACAAACACACAGACACAAAAGACATTGAAGAACGCGTAAAAGAGAATACACGTATCAATATGAAACTTGACGCCATTTCAAGCAATACAACTGAAATAAAAAATGAAGTGTCAGAAATGAGAAAAGAGATTAATTCTCACGATACACGAATTATCAAAGTTGAAGAAAGCGTGAAATCGGCACATTACAGACTAAACACTATTGAAGAACGTCTGAATGGCGAAAAGGAGATGTAATATGAATATTTTAGAAACATTGACGTCAAACATCATGATTATTTTAGCGGTAATCGGCGCAATCGCGTTTATTGTGTCGGTGATTACACAGGTTATCAAAGGAGTAGGTGTTTTTGCGAAGATTCCAACTGACGGATTGGTACTTGTGTTATCAATCGGCATTACAGTAGCGGCATTTGTAGCATATATGCAGTATTTACACATGACTATCCTGTGGTACATGGTTTTAGCCGCAATTATGGCAGGCTTTGTTGTTGCTTTTGTTGCTATGTATGGCTGGGAGAAGCTTTCAGAACTGTGGAAACGGTTCGGAAAGAACGTAGATTGATATGTTGGACATTAATAAACAAAAGATGATTTACGCGCTTAAAGACGGCAGAACACCGGTATACCAACTGAATAAAGACGGCTCAATAAAATACATCATTGTTGACGGTGAAGAAGTCCCTGTTGAAACAGGAGAGTATACCACAGGTTATAAAAAGCCTGTGGTTTTTTATTCTTCAATAAGCAATAAATTAAGTGAAGCACTGATAAAGGAATTTGGTGTAGATAATTCTACGAATTTTGTTCAAATTGTGGAAGACAAAGGCAAATTGCCGTTAGATGTTGGCTCGCTTGTTTGGAAAAAGTCAGAAGTGAGGTACAAAGATAAGGATAAAACAATCATTGATGAAACCAGTTGCGATTATATCGTTAAGGGTGTCGCTGATGAGGGATTAACGGCAGATTTATTTCTTTTACAGAAAAACGTGAGGTAAGCACATGGCTACAAGACCAATAGTTATAACATTGTCCCAAAAATCCGTAGAAAACGCAATAAAACGAGTACAGCAGTATCAATTAAGATTTCAACGTAAACTTAGAAAATTCGTGAAAGAACTTGCTAATGTAGGCATTGCCGTAGTTGATACCAATATGACAGAAGCGCAGTATACGTTTGACGGCAAAATAAGAAGCGGTTCTGACACGTCACACAATGCTTACGTAGAACTTAATTCCAATGGTAGTACGGCAGAAGCAAAACTGATTGTACAGGGGAAAGAACTGTTATTTATCGAGTTTGGCGCAGGCGTATATTATAACGGCTCCGCCGGCGCAAGTCCGCACCCCAAAGGAGAAGAATTTGGATTTTTAATCGGTTCGTATGGCAAAGGCAACGGACAAAAAAAGGTTTGGGGCTATTACGATGAAAATAACCAACTTGTGCTTACAAGAGGTGTAAAAGCTACTATGCCAGTATTGAAAGCAGAGCAAAAGATAATTGAGGACTACAAAAATGTTGTAAAGAAGGTGTTCGGATAATGATTGATAATCAGTGGGCTTTTGATTTAGAAACAAATGTATTTTCGATAATCAAGAAAAAGGCATTGGCAATTCTTGAAGATAATTACCCGGATATTAGCATTACAGCAGATGAAGAATCAAACGATACGCCGGTGTTTCCGACGGTGTTAATACAGTCTGTTGAACCGACTGAAACAAACAGTGATTTAGAAGCTGACAGAATTAATACTGTAGACTTTACAGCACAGGTAACAGTAACAACAAACCGAAGCAGAAGCGAGGCATTGCAAGTATCCAATGTTATAGCGGATTTGTACAAGAAACGATTGTTTAAGATAAAGCCCATGCCGTTTGTACGAAAAGAGGGAAATCTGTGGACAGCAACTTTCCGTGCAAAGCGCAAATTTGGGTGGAATGACATTTTATAGCAATTTACAAAGAGCCGAAAGGCTCTTATTTTTATGCAATTTTTTAGGAGGTAAACATGGCTACAGGTTTAAAAAGTAGAATTATTTACAGGAAAAAGACCAAAGAAAGCAACGAAAGCGATTACTGGGCTGGCACATACAACCTGTTGATTAGAGCAAAAAGTATTCCGTCACCGGTAGGTGAGCGTAACATGGTTGATACGTCTACGCTTGAAGATTTAGTCGAAACGCAAGAACCCGGAAGACGCGCGGCGGGTTCAATGGCTGTAAGCGGTGCATTTGAACGCGAATATCTTGACAATTTAGTTGAGATTGAAGACGAAAAGTTAGACATTGTTGTTCTTTATGGCACAGACGGCAAAGGTAAAGAGGGCATTTGTGGTTTTATCGGCTCTGAATCATTCGCGCCGGACGAAGCTACAGACGACCATTTAACAGGTACTTGCAACATTGCTATTTCAACAGTGCCGCGTTGGATTCATAAAGACTATGACGTTGCGGTAACAGAAGATGAGAACGGTTATCCGACATCAATTACATTATCAAAAAAATCGTAAGTCAGTCCGGAAAAACAAATAAGGCTGTTGCGACTGACGAGGATACAAAAACAGCCGTAGTAATTTGATAGTTAGTAAATAATATGGCAGGGCGGCAGAAATGCCGTCCCTGTCCTATATAAAGCGAAAAGGACAGGTAATGAATATGAAAACAATTACAGTAAACAGTAACGAATATAAATTAGAGTTTTCTTTTGAAGCGGCAGAGTATAAAGACATCGTGCAGAAAATGTTTAAGGTCCTCAGCGGTGCTTACGTTGTCGAAGAATCAAAGGATATGCAGAATCCTACTACTAAGGATATTATCAACGGCACAGCAAATATGATTGGCGATACAGCAGATATTTGTATTACTGCTTTTTATGCCGGCTTATTAGAAAACAACCCGCTCTCACACGAGGAAGCAAAGACGGTAATGAGAGCCTATATGAGAGAAAATAAGCTTTCGTACAAAAAGCTGTATGACGAATTGAGAGATTGCATGGAAACAGACGGTTTTTTCGACCTGTCGGGGCTGAACGACATGATTCAGCAGATGTACGGGACAGCGCCGGAAGCAACAGCACAGACAGCATAAAAAAATCTGAAATTAATTGGCACAAAATAATTTGGGAAGATTATTTTCCGACAGCTTTTTCAATCGGGATACACATAGATGAGTTTAAGCACATGACACCGGCAGAGTTGGGATACTGTATAAAAGGACATGAGCTGAAAAGAAAAGAACAGGATAGCGATATGTGGCACTTCGCCGGTACATATGGAATATCTGCCCTTATTTATGCGATAGACCGTTGTTTAAATGGTAAAAAGGCAAGGTCGGAGTACATCAAAAAACCAGTTTCAATTTTACTTGAAGAAGAAAGTAAGCCAAAATCAAAAAAAAGTAATGAAGACGTTGCGATGTTTGAAATGCAACAAAGAATCAAAATACTGGAAAAAGAGGGCGGCATATTAAGTCCGTCATAGGTGGTAGCGTGCAAATTGCTACCACCTTTATTTTTGCACTAAAGGTGGTGAGGACGTGGCAGATAATGAACTGGACAGCTTAGAGCTTAAAATACAAGCAAATGCAACACAAGCAAACAATGCGCTTGATAAACTTGTTAAAAATTTAGAGAATTTATCAAGTTCGTTAGGAGTTATCAACAATGCCAATCTTGCGGGATTTGCAAGCGGCGTAAAAAATATTACAAATGCAATGCAGGGGATAAAAAGCGTAAGCACAGCAGATTTTACGCGTTTGTCAAAAGGTATTCAGAAGATTTCAAGCGTTGACACTGCCGCAATAAACAAGGCTTCTACGGCAATGACGTACTTAGGCAAGTCCTTTAATTCCATGCAGGCAACCAATGAAGCAACAAAGCAGATTACGGAACTTGTGACAGGAATCAAGCAGTTAGGATATGCCAGTGCCGCAAAAGCTATTGACAATATACCGAAGCTTTCAAGCGCGATGAAACAGCTTATGCAAGAACTGTCAAAAGCACCACAGGTAAGTCAAAATCTTATTGATATGACTAATGCGCTTGCGAATTTAAGCCGCACAGGGGCTTCAAGCGGCAGAGCGGCGACGTCATTAAGCAAAAACTTTTTAAACGTTTCATCTTCTGCAAATTCGGCAACCAAAAGCAGTTGGTCGTTGGCTTCTGCATTTGGTAAATTATACGCTTCATACTGGCTTGTTTTCAGGGCAATAAATAAACTGGGAGATTCGATTAATATAGCTTCATCACTCACGGAAGTTGAAAATGTTGTACGTACAACTTTTGGAAATTATGAAAACCTTGTAGACGACATGGCAAAAACATCTATACAGGATTTTGGTATGTCAGAACTGTCCGTAAAGCAGTATTCAAGCCGTTTTCAAGCTATGGGCGTCGCTATGGGATTTTCTCAAAAGAAAATGGCCGATATGTCCATTGAACTGACAAAGCTGACGGCCGATATGGCTTCATTTTACGATGTAGAACAGTCAGACGTTGCGAGAAATCTTCAAGCAATTTTCACAGGCGAAACAGAGCCATTAAGAAAATATGGACTTGATTTGACACAAGCAACGTTAAAAGAGTGGGCTTTAAAAAACGGACTTGACGCTAATATCAGTTCCATGACGCAAGCAGAAAAAACCATGTTGCGATACAAATATGTTATGGCAAATACGGTGGCAGCGCAAGGCGACTTTGCAAAAACTGCCGATACATGGCACAATCAAACGGTCATTTTAAAGCAATCATTTCAAGAACTGGCAGGAATTATAGGTACATCGTTGATTAATGCGTTTAAGCCGTTTTTAAGCGGATTAAATTTCGCAATGACACAGGTTATTAATTTCGCTGAAACGGTAACAAATGCCTTAGGTGCAATTTTTGGTTGGAAATTTGAAGTTACAAACAAAGGTATTGCCGATGATTGGTCGGACGCCGCGGACAGCGCCGATGATATAGCAGACAGCACCGGAAACGCCGCTAAAAACGTTGAAAAGCTGAATAAGGGTGTAAGACAGTTTGATGAATTAAAACTGATTACAACACCGGATTCAAGTAGTGGAAATGGCAAAAAGGGTAGCGGCACAGGAGCGGCAAGTGCAGACGGAGCAAGCGGTGGTCTTGTGAAAGTCGATACCATTTGGAAAGACTATAAAAGTCAAATTAAAAATTTACGCGAGTTAGGCGAGTATATAGGCAATACGCTTACAGATACGCTGAATAGCATTGACTGGGACAGCGTGTATGCCGGTGCTAGAAATTTTGGTAAAGGCCTTGCTGATTTCCTCAACGGGCTTATCTCACCGAAATTATTCGGTGCTGTCGGCAGAACTATTGCAGGAGCATTAAATACTGCTGTGTATACGGCTTTATCGTTTGGGGAAACGCTTGACTGGGAAAACTTAGGATTTTCTATTGCAACCGGAATAAATCAATTTTTTGAAACGTTTGATTTTGCTTCAACCGCAAAAGCTATCAATAAGTGGGTTCAAGGCATTTATGACACAATCAAAACAGCTATAAAAAATATCAAATGGTCAAAAGTGCTTGAGGGAATAGCAACATTAATTGGTGATGTTGAACTAAAAACAGTAGCAATCATAATTGGAGCAGTGCTTTTAAAGAAATATTTCAAACTGGAAATTGCTAAAAATATTTTAAAGGGTATTGCAACGTCAATTTCACAGTCAATAGCAAAATCACTTGCGGCAAAAATGGGTGTTGAAATTGCACAAAACGCAGGAATTTCAAAGGCACTTACAGCTGGAATTAAAAAATCAATAGGAAATATTGATTATGGTGGACTATCAAAAACACTTTCGTCTTTAATGTCAACAAAGTTAAAAGCCACAATCGGAATTGCGGGTATTGCAACAGAGTTTTTAACAGTTGCAACTGTTTTTGAAAAAATTGGGGAAGGTGCTAATTTTACAGTCGGCATGTTGGCAAAAGTGGCGGCAGGCGCAGGAGTGGCGGCGGCCGCATTGAAGTTGATTGGCTTATCTACACCGTGGACAGCGGCTATAGTTGGCATTACAGGCTTAGTTGCGGCTATCGCGGGAATCGGCATAGGATACGCAAAAGCGCAAAGTGAAGTGGTGAGCGCTAATACTATAATCAGTAATTCTGTATTAGCAACGGCAGAAAGTTTAAATTCAACAATACAGTCATCTAAAGACCAGTTTAATAGTGTAGGTGATACCTATGCAGGCGTTAAAAGCGTTGCAGATAAATACTTTGAATTGGCAGATAATTTTGACAATTTAACAGATTCGCAAAAAGAAATGCTTATTGCATACGCAAATTACATTGTCGAACAGTGCCCGGAATTGGCAGATTCGATTGATACGGTAACTGGCGAATTTAAAGGACAAAAAGAAGAAGTTTACAATACAATTTCTGCACTTGAAGCTTATGCCAAAGCGGCGGCAATGCAAGATGTATTAAAAGACCTGTACAAGCAAGAGATTGATATTGGCAATCAACTAAAAGAAAATAATGAAAAATACAACAAAGCAGAAAGTATTATTTATGAATACGTAAAAGAGCTTACTGGAATGTCTAAACAGGCATTTGATTCAGCATATGAAATCAGTGGATTGGGTGACGCATTTGATGTGCTTTCGGGACTTTTAGATGACCCAATGAGAAAAACCAGTGATTTTACAAAAACATCATACAATTTACGAAAAGAGTTAGGATTAAATTCACAGGAAACATGGCAATTAGCAAATGATAATAGAGAATTAAAAGAATCTTATGAAAAATGTGAAAATGCAATAGCGAATGCCGCAACCGAAGCGGCAAATTGCAAAAATGAATACAACAATCTTACGCAACAGCAGAACGACACTGCGGACAGTTCTGATAATTTGCGGGATACAATGCAACAAAACAATGAGCAAATAAGAGAATCCGTGCAACAGTCAATGTATGACATTGAAAAAAATGTAGCGGAAAAGTCAGGCGAATCTACAGAAGATATTTCAAATTTTTACAACAAAGCAAGTGAAACCTTTGGCAGATTGGGTGTTGTAGGAACAGATGGCGGTACAAAGCTGTATAACGGATTTACGACCACAACAAGCGGATTGCCGGGATACAATAGCGCAATATTCGACAATATTCAACAAACGGCTATTTCAAAGGCACTTGATACCGGCTCAAAAGCGGGTGAAAACCTTGTTGATTCGTACAAGGAAAATATTGACGGTGTACCGAACACAACGGCAGTTGCTTTCCTGTCAATTATAGACGCGGTAAACGCAGGAGAAATCGGTTCAGACGTTGGAGCTGACCTCATGAATAACTTAGCAGATACGATAAGCAGTAAAGCATGGGAAGTCCATGACGCATTAACAAACGCTATTCAAAATAGTTACAAAATGGAACTGGAAAGCGATGATAATTATAGCGCAGGCGACCCATTGAAAAGTGGATTTGCTAAAATTCGTATTAAAGGGTATGCGGACGGCGGTTATCTTCCGCAAAAATATAGCATTGTCATGGCGGGCGAAAACGGAATACCGGAAATTGCCGGAACGGTCGGCGGCAAGTCGGCAGTAGCGGGCGGCGCAGAAATTACGGGTATTAAAGATTCCATTTACGATACGTCACAGCGAGAAATAGCACTGCTTAGACAGCAGAACCAGTTGTTACAAGGAATACTCAACAAGGACTTGAGTATAAGCCAAAACGACATCGGAAGCAGTGCAAGAAAATACGCAAGAGAATATTTTAAAAGAACTGGCAAACCGGCATTTGATTATTAATGCATGTACAATAGATGATAATTAATCTATTATAATACGTGACAACTTGCTTTGCGGCGGAATCTATTTTATGTAGGTTTCGCCTTTTGCCATTTCTTTAGCACATATCGAATGCCGGTATGTGCTTTTTTGTTACCAATTTTTAAAAATGTGAGGTGCAGGCATGGCGTACAACGGCTTTTTGATTAAAATTGGAGATTATACGATACCGGACGGATTAATCAAGGCAGATTCCTACAGCGCATACGCAAATATGCAGGACATTGACGATTACACGGACGCAAACGGATACGAGCATAGAAACGCTGTTGAATTAAAGGCATTAAAGGTTGAATTTGAAACCAAGGCAATGCTTACAAATGAAACATTTGAAGTGCTGATGAGCAATATTCGCAACAATTTTACAAATTCGCAGGAGCGTGGCTGTTATATTACAGCCTATATCCCAGAATATGATGATTATGTTACACAGTATGGCTATATGGCTGATTTTCAGCCAACAATTTACGGCACATACGGAAATGTAATTCGATACGATTCAATCAGATTTGCTTTTATTGGAGGTGTTTACGGTGATTAATTATCAATACGCAGAATTGTTTAAAAAAGATAGTATAGATAAGCAGTTGACGATTGAAACGGACGACAAAACGACAAAAATTACAAATGTTGAACTACATCAAGAGCAGTTTGAATTGACAGAAAGCATTTGTTCGGAATCTGAATTGACAATCGGAAGCTGTGAAGCGGCGGTGCTTAAATTTACTGTATCAAACATTTTTTTGCCGATGAAAGACAAAATGATAACGGTTAAAACGGTAATTGATAATAACACTGCAAATCCGTTTCAAATTGGCAGATATAAAGTATACTCTGACACACCAACGGCAGATAGAACAAAGCGTGATATTGTGGCTTATGACAGTCTGTATGACGTGATAAACGCAGATGTGGCGGAGTGGTACAATACTTTGCTCCCGGATAAAGACAGCGTTACAACAATGAAAGCTTTTCGGGATAGCTTTTTTGGGTATTTTGGGATTGAGCAGGCGGACGCACAGCTTGTAAATGATGATATGAAAGTCGAAAAGACGGTTGAGCCGGAAGAATTAAGCGGTGCAACTGTGCTGAATTGTATTTGTGAAATTAACGGCTGTTTCGGTCATATTGGACGTGACGGCAGATTCCATTACATCTACCTTGAGCAAGAAATACAGGGATTATATCCAAGAAACAACCTGTATCCGGCAGATGATTTGTACCCGCGTGAACCGAAAAGCACGAGAATAAGCAAAAGTCTGTATATATCGGCGCAATACGAAGATTTCCTCGTGAAAACTATTGATAAACTGCAAATCCGGAAAGAAGAAGACGATATCGGAGTAATTGTCGGAAGCGGCACAAATGCCTATGTTATACAGGATAATTTTCTTGTTTACGGCAAAGGCAGTGAAGAACTGACGGGAATCGCAAATAACATTTACGGAAAAATCCGGGGAATTATTTACAGACCGTTTTCTGCGGATTGCAAAGGAAACCCATGTATCGAAGTTGGTGATGCGGTCCGTTTGCCGACACGATATGAGATTATTGAAAGCTACGTGTTAAAACGTACACTAAAGGGCATACAGGCACTTAGGGACAACTATGAAGCAACGGGTGAAGAATACCGTTCTACACAGGTAAATAGCGTGCATAAAAGCATTATACAGCTTAAAGGAAAGACCAATGTACTGACACGGACAATCGAAGAAACAAACAGTAAGATTACGGACGTTGAAAACGGATTAAGTTCTGAAATTAAGCAGACTGCAACGGATATAAGAACAGAAGTTAAAAACACGGCTGACGGCTTGTCAAGCAGTATTGAGCAGACTGCAAACAGTATCCGAAGCGAGGTATCCGATTCAGTAAACAACTTATCCAGTAGTATACAGCAAAACGCAGAATCAATTGCAACGGAAGTAAAGCGGGCAAACGAAGCCGAGGGCAATTTATCGACGAAAATTACACAGACTGCGGAATCAATTACATCAGAAGTAAGCAAAAACTACGAAACAAAAGAAAACGCTACAAACACAAAAACGGAGTTGGAAAGTTCTATAAAACAGACGGCAGACAGATTTACGGCAGAGTTATCAAAACAGGTAACGGAAACTAAACAATATGCTGAATCTGCCGCTGAAACGGCTGAAAGTAATGCAAAACAGGACACAGCAGATAAGTTAAAGGATTACAGCACAACAACGGAAATGAATACCCAAATCAATGCTACAGCAGAGGGAATTTCGGCAGAGGTAACCCGAAAACTGCAAAGCTACAGCACTACAGAACAGATGAATAGTGCAATAAGGCAGACGGCGGACAGCATTAATACAGAAGTATCAAAAAAAGTAAATGGCGATGAAATTATTTCAAAAATTAACCAATCTGCCGAAAACGTTTCGATTGAAGCAAACAAAATCAATCTGAACGGCGCTGTGACGGCAAATCAAAATTTTAAAATCGGTTCGGATGGCAGTATGGAAGCGTTATCTGGACTAATCGGAGAATGGCAGATATTTGACGGATATTTGCGGTATGTTTTAGGAGAAAATGCACAGGCACTTTTAAAACCGGACGAATTGCTTATTAGTAGAAGTGCCGGGGCAAACTTTCACGCATATCCGGGATTGTTGTATATGCAATCTGATGACGGAGAACGAAGCATTTCTATTGATTGCAATGACGGAAGCATTAATTTGGGCGGAAGCTGGACAACTCCGTGGGGCGACATAGAAGGATAGAAAGGAGCAGGCATGAATAAAACGTATGGTCGTATAAATTGGGAAAATTATCCGAGTGATGAAACACCACTGAATGAAAGTAATCTGAATAAAATAGATGTGGCTACAGATGAAATTGACAATAGGGTAATTACACTGGACACTACCAAAGCGACTAAGGAAGAAGTTTCAACACTGGTGCAGGACGTTACATTTGAAGAAAAGACAGGCATTATTACTATTACTAAAAAAAATGGCTCAAAAATAACGATTGACACGCAGATGGAAAAAATCGCGGTAAATTTTTCATATAATGCCGGAACACAGCAGATTATTTTAACGCTTATTGACGGCACAAAGCAATATATAGACCTGACAGCACTGATTACGCAGTATGAGTTTTTGGACAGTGACACGGTGGCATTTTCGATTGACAGTGCTGGAAAAGTATCTGCAATCGTAAAAGAAGCGAGTATTCAAGAAAAGCATTTACAGCCTAATTATCTTGCAGATATTAAAGTTGAAGTTGCAAAAGCACAGGCAAGCCAGTCGGCGGCGGCAAAATCTGAAAGCAATGCAAAGGCAAGTGAAACAGCGGCAGCAGCCAGTGAATCCAATGCGGCGGCGAGTGCTACAAAAGCACAGAGTTATGCTACTGGCGGTACAAACAGCCGCACGGGCGAAGATACGGACAATGCAAAGTATTATAGCCAACAGTCGGCACAGAGCCAATCGGCGGCGGCAACAAGCGCAGATACGGCAAGTACGAAAGCAGAAGAAGCGGCGGCGAACGCGGCAACAGCTAAAACAAGTGCCGATAATGCCGCGGGAAGTGCAAATTTAGCCAATGAAAAGGCAAATAGCGCGGCAAATAGCGCAACCACCGCAGTTTCAAATTCCAATGCGGCACAGCAGTACGCTTCTAATGCGGCGGCAAGTGCGGACACAGCACAAAACTATGCCGTAGCAGATACAGACAGTGCAAAATACTATTACGAGCAGGCAAGACGGATTTCTGAATCGTTTTCAGGCGCATTAAGACCGATGGGAACGGTTGCATTTGCAAATCTTCCGGCACTATCAGAAGCGGACGGCGGAAGCATGTATAACATTTCGGACCAGTTTACAACGACTGCTGAATTTAAAGAGGGAGCGGGAAATACTATTCCAGCAGGCGCAAACGTATATAAGACAGAGGACGGCAAGTGGGATATCCTTGCGGGAACACCTGTAACAGGAGTAAAAGGCAGTGCGGAAAGCGAATATAGGCGGGGCAATGTTGATATTACAGCGGAAAATGTAGGTGCGGTTAGCCAAAAAGAATTTGACGAATTAAACATTGGTGGGACAAATCTATTTCATGGAACAAAAGAATTTGAAATTACAAACGCAAAAAGTTTTAGTAATACTGTTTCTAGCGTGACATCCGAAACATATAATGGTCTTAAAATCAGAAAAAATTTAACAGCTTGGAATTTTTACCGTCCGATTCTTAGTTTGGAACCTGGCAATTATGTATTTTCGGGATACGTAAAGGGCGTAAATGGATTATCTACATACATACAGGTAAGCGCGGGCGATACTATCTTAAATGCTTATACATTTTCTATCACATCTGATTGGAAACGTTATTCTATTACGTTTGAAATCACTGAAAAATCTGATGTGACTTTTTATTTGGAATCGCGCGAAGCGGGTGAAATTTACGAATGTGGTTGGAAACTCGAAAAGGGAAATAAGGCTACGGACTGGTCTCCTGCGCCCGAAGATTTAGAAAGTGCGTTGTCGATTCGTGATTACAACGATACATCAAAAAAAATAAAAGTCGGTTGGGTAGGTTCTGCGTTGAACGAAGACCAGATTTTGGCTATAGCTTGCTACAGCAGCGGTGACGATGATACCGTAAAAGCTAAAATCAAAGACGTGTCAAAAGATACGTTTGTAAACTGGCTGGGGACAGTTCTGGCGGCAAACAACGCTGCACATTTAGGAAGGAATGGCAACGCAGGCTACCCGATGACGTTTAACTGGGCGGGCAAAACCGGACAACCTTCGTGGCTATGGGGCGGTGAAAACGGAGAAGACATGTATGTTTACAACCCTAGTAATTTTAGCGTAAATTATGCAGCAAGTGCGGGAAACGCTGCGAAAGTAAACGGACACAGCGTTAATGCAGACGTACCGGAAAATGCAAAATTTACGGATACAAAAGGAAGATATATTGGCACTACCGTAACAAAGCCACAAGATAAAACAGAAATGTATATCACATATCTTTCAAGCGGTTATATTGTAATGGCAGGAAAAACAGTAAGTAAAAGCTATGCAATGAATACACAATATGGAAATGCGTTTTGGGCACCGTTCACAATTTATTTGCCACCTAATATTGTAAAAAATATTGACAGCGTGAATATTACTCCATTTGCGGAAACAGGGCTGATAAGTGCAAGCATAAACGGCTATACCAGCGAACAAATAACGGGATTTGTTTGGTCGCCACAAAACGAAACAAAAAGCATATCATTTCATGTTACCGTACATGGAAGGGCGTAAGGTAGGTGATTGGTATATATAACGACAGCAGTTAAAGACACGAAAGTGTCTTATTTTTTTACCCTAAAACACAATAAAAATTATATTTAGCCGCAGAACAGCGGCAGAAAGAGGTTCATATGAGCAGATATTCAGTAATTGATGTAAGTAAGCATAACGGAGTTATCGACTGGGATACCACAAAGAAAAATGTTGACGGTGTAATTATTCGTGTCGGTCACGGCAATGACAGCACATCACAGGACGACCCGCAGGCAATCCGTAACATGGAAGAATGTGAAAGACTGGGCATTCCGTATGGCGTGTATCTGTACTCTTATGCGTTAAATAATGCCGAAGCAGAAAGCGAAGCGGCACACGCACTGCGCATGGTAGAGGGCTACAATCCGGTGTTAGGTGTATGGTTCGACATGGAAGACGCGGACAGCTATAAAGAAAAGCACAACTTCAACCCATACGATAACAGACAGGAAATTACTGATTTTTGTAAGATTTTCTGCGACAGAGTATCCGAAGCAGGATACAAGACTGGTGTTTACGCAAGCAAAAATTACTGGGATTCAGTAATCTATGCAGACCAGTTATCCAACTATGAAGTGTGGCTTGCGCACTGGAGTATTTCAGAGCCGTCAATGGATTGCCTGTTATGGCAGTATACATCAGACGGTGAAGTTGCCGGTGTACCGTCAAGCAGGGTTGATATGAATTACTGGTACGGCGAATTGCCGGAAGTTGACGGCGGCAGTGATTCTGATAGCAATTCGGGCGACTGCGGCGGCGATGAAGAAGACACAGAGGACGGTGGATACAGCTATTCTGTAGGCGATACCGTAAACTACGATACAATCTATGTATCTTCAACATCAGAAGAAGCATTAAAGCCTACCTACACGACCGGCACAATTACACGAGTTGTTGACGGTGCGAGAAACCCATATCTGATTGACGACGGCACAGGCTGGATTAACGATGATTGCATTGCTAGCGGCGGCAGTGATGATTCTGACGATTCAGAAGAAAGTTCGGATTGCGGCGGCATTTCTGCGGGCGATACCGTCCGTTTCAACGGCGATACTGACTACAATGGCACGCCAATTAAGGCATGGCACAATGACAGCGGCTATGAAGTCACACAGCTTGACGGGGATAGAGCAGTCCTTAGTTTCAACGGTTCCGTATTTGCGGCAGTCAATGTCAGCGATTGCGAATTAATCTAAACATAAAAATACCGGGAGTGTAATACTCCCGGTGATATTTTAATGTAAATCAATCATAACAGCTTCAACTTGTGGGATTGTTATCGGCTTATTCAGTGTAGACGTATATGAATATTGACCGACATAACCACCATATATAGTAATTTTATCATTTTCAAGTAGTTTACCGTCAATTACATCGTTTGCGTAAACAACAAGCAACACATGATTATAGTCATCATCTACAGCCATTCTTATAGCGGTATAATTGCTATCAACCGCACCAATCATCTGTATAACTTTTCCGTCAAATTTCACAGGTTTATCAATATTTTTGTCCGGGTATCTTGCAAGAGTTTCGTATGTAATATCTTCGGTGTATGTCATTCTATCCCTTGATAACAGCGTTTCTTTTTCTGTAGGGGCTTCTGTTTCAGTTTGCGCTTCCGTGACGGCTTCTGTACTGCTTGCGGCGGCGGAATTATTCGCAGTTGAATTTTGGCAAGCTACAAGCCCTAAAAGGCATACCGGCATTAATAAGCATAATAATTTCTTTTTCATAAAAATTCTCCCTTGCTTTTATTTTTAAATAATAATAGCACATAACCTAATTTTTGTCGAACTGATAAATAGCAAATTAGTACTATACGCGCCGCAATCCGACATTATGTGACAGCATACGCTATAAAATGTAGACGTTTTTAGAGTAAATGTCGTTTTTTGCGGTTTAAATCGTTTGTGAAAAATTGGTAATTTTTGTAAAATTAAATTGTCCAAAAGATTGGGCAATTCAAGTTCCGGTGGGCGGTTGCGCTGTTTGGCATTGCGCCGCCGCCCCTTTACATAACCTTAATTTACATCAGCGACCTTTGTTCCAATCTTGACGGAAACAAACATTTGTTCTATAATGTTTGTATCGCTACTTTATTGTGTCGGGGAATACGGAGGGTAAATTATGGACAAAAAAGATAACAATGAATTTTACAGAAACGAAATCATCAAACTACTAAAGGACTGCAACAGCGAACAATTTTTAAATTTTATATATAAAACAATACTTTCTTTCAAAAAAAAGTGGGGCATTTAATGCCCCTCTTTTTCATACCAATAGGTTATATTATCAAATATAGTCTGTTGGTGTTCTTTATTAAGCTGTTTTAACTTCTTGATGTTTTCCCAAAAGACCTTATCTGATAATAAGTCGGGAAGCAAATCTGCTGTGTCATCAGCCAATTCATTTTCCCAGCCCATTAAATATGCTGGAGAAACTTCGAGAACTTTAGCTATGCTCTGCAATTTGATACTTGGAATATTTGTTACAATATTATTTTCGTATTTATAAAGTGTTTGTTTTGAAACACCTATTTTCTCGGCAAGCTCAACTTGCGACATATTTTTTGATTCTCGCTGTTGCTTTATCCTATCTCCAATCGTCATTGGTATTTTTCCTCCTTTCCTATTGGTAACTTAAATTATAGCACAAAAAAGTTACAAGTCAAGTAAAAAATAACTTGACAAGTTACTAAAAAAGCGTATAATAAGGGTAACTTCAAAAGTTACGAAGTTGAAAGGAAGTGAAAAAAATGGTAGACACAAATAAACTTCGTGGAGTTATTGCCGAAAACGGCAAAACCCAAACAGAAGTGGCAAAAATGATAGGGATTACCCCAAAAACTTTTTATATGCGCATGCACAAAAAAGAATTTGGCAGTAATGAAATTCAAATTATGATTGATAATTTAAATATTACAAATCCAATGGAAATTTTTTTTGCCAAAGAAGTAACTTAAAAAGTTACGGAAAGGAGAAGAAATGGCAGAAACAGATTTAAAAGTTTTTAATTCAGAAGAATTTGGAAACGTCAGAACGGTAATCGTAAATGACGAGCCGATGTTTTGTTTGGCTGATGTGTGCCGGGCATTGGAATTAACACAGCCGTCAAAGGTAAAGGAACGGCTGAACTCAAAGGGTGTGAATAGTATTCCTACCCTTACGGCAGGTGGAAATCAGAAGCTTATTTACGTGAATGAAGCCAACCTGTACAAAACAATATTTCAGAGCCGCAAGGCAAGCGCAGAGAGATTTACTGACTGGGTAACGTCAGAAGTGCTTCCGTCAATCAGAAAGACGGGAAACTACAACATGAATATGACAGATGAGGAAAAAATTCGGCTTATTGCAAAAGGCAATGTGAAGCTGAATGAAAGAATTGATAAGGTTGAAGATAAAATATCTTCCCTTGAAAATGATATGCCGCTGTACGGCTGTGAAATAGACGAAGTGCAGAAGCATATCAAAAGAAAAGTAATTGATGTGCTGGGCGGCAAGAACACCAGCGCATACAAAGACAGTAGCGTAAGGAGTTCGGTATTTGCGGACATATACCGCCAGTTGAAACGCGAATACGGGTGTGTTTCGACATACAAGAGTATAAAGCGCAAATACATTGCAGATGTACATGATTTTATTGATTGCTATTTGCCGCCAACGGTACTTTCAGAACAAATTACAAATTCCAATGCGCAGATGTGCATGAGTTTTTAGAAAAGGGGTATGAAATGTATATTAATCCATTTGTGGCAGGAGTAATTTTCACAATCCTCGTTGAAGTTGGGCTTGCTTTGGTTTACTCATGGAGCAACGGAAACGGAAAGGATAAAAGATGAAACAGCCAAAGAAACTTACAAGAGAACAGAAAGAAGCGTGTTCGGCACACCACTTAAATGCCGAACATTGGCTTTTGGTTGAAGAAACAGAGTTTTATTTAAAACTTATTAATAAGGAAACTGGAAGCCGGAAAACGATTGACAAATTTGCAAAGATTAAAAGGGAGAAAAAGAAATGAACAAAGAAAAGGTAACAGTACAGGATTGCGTAGAAATGCAGGAAATGAAAAATCAGTCAGTCATTTTGAATGACGGCAAGGTTGTAAGATTTGAAGAAAATCCGAAGCCTAAAAAGGTCCTGTGGTTTTCTCGACACAAAATGACAGAGCCACAGTTAGCCGCACTGGGAAACGTTGAAATTGTGCAAATTGACCGGTCTATCGAATCGGCATTTGAGTTGCAGGAAGAAATCAACGACTGCGACATTATCGCCGTTGTCGCACCTATCGGATTGCAGGCACAGTTTTTAAGAGTTGCGGGCGACAAGCCGGTAATTGTAGCACTTAATAACAGAGTGCTTGTACCACAGGAAGACGGCACAGAAGCTAAGGCAGTGTTTAATTTTGTCAAGTGGGAAAGACTTGTCAAGATTGATGTTGTAAAAGAAGACTTTAATAATTAAAAGAAAAGAGGACAAAGAAATGAACAAAATTGAAATTAGCGGAAGAATCACAAAGGGGCAGGTTTTTTCTCACGAAAACCATGGTGAGAAATTTTATTCAACACAGATTACAAGTGTGAGAACGAGTGGTGTGCCGGACACACTCAACGTTACATTTTCAGAAATCTTCCTTAAAAATATTAAGGAAGATGAACAGGTTGAAATTTTCGGAGAAATCCGAACAATGAACTATGACGGTCACTGCCACATCTTTGTTTTTGCAAAAGACGTTACGGAATATCCGGGAAAAGACGGAAATTTTGCGGAACTGGACGGATATATCTGTCGTGAACCAATTTTCCGTGAAACACCGCTGAAAAGGAAGATTACCGACTTGCTGGTAGCAAGTAACCGTCAGTACGGCAAATCAGATTATATCCCGTGCGTTGCATGGGGAAGAAAAGCTGTTAAGGCAGGGCTCATGAATGTGGGCGAAAAAATCTCTTGTACCGGAAGATTACAAAGCCGTGAATATTTGAAAAGGTATGAAGACGGCACAGAAGAAATCAAGACAGCCTACGAATTGTCAATCAATAATTTACAGGAGGGGGATTCCGAAAATGGCGAAGATTAAGATTTCGAAGAAACGGTATGAAGCACTTTTGGACACAGAAACAAGAGTTCAAGTGCTTTTGAGCAAAACAAAAGCGGATAAGTACATATCACTGGTGGACATGTACAGAATTTTGGGAAATGAGTTTGAAGCCCAAAAAATTGAAAAAGAAAGGGACAAGGTGGAATGGGATGAAGATTAAGCTGTTAAAAATTATATTAGAAAATTTCATGTGTTATGCACATGAAGAATTTGATTTCTTTGATTTAACAAAAATCGCCGCAATGAACGGCAAAGGAAAATCCAGTATTGCTACGGCATACAACTGGTGTTTGTTTAACTGTGATTATGAATTAAAAGATAATCCGGTTGTGCGCCGGGAAGTAGGTGGAAAGTCCGTTGATGATATGGATACAAGCGTTGAATTGGCGCTTGATGTTGACGGAAAAGAAGTAACTATGAAAAAAGTACAAAAACGTACTTATAGTAAGGACAGAAGCAGTTATAAAGATGATAACAAGTATTTCATCAATGATGTGCCTAAGACCTTAAAGGACTTCAACGCATATCTTGAAGTCGATATGAACGTGTTTAAGATGTGCAGTAATATCAATGGCTTCCTTAATCAGAAGCCAGCAGACATGAGAGAATATTTATTCAATTTGGTAGAGGACGTTTCTGATATTGATGTAGCGCGCCAGCAGACCGAATTAGCCGAGTTAGTTCCATTGTTAGGCAAATATACGGCAGAGGAATTATCAGCTATGAATAAGGCTACAAAGGCTAAAATCACAAAAGATTTGCCCGTATTAGACGGACAGATTAAAGAAAAGGAAAGAGATATACAGCTTAAACAGGCTGTAGATACATCTGACCTTGAATTACAGAAGAACAGCCTTAAAGAACAGATTGCTGATTGCGTGGCAAAACAGACCGACAATGACAAGCTGATGGCTGAATACGACAAGGCAAGCGCCGATATTATCAATCTTAAATTTGAACTGAATGACATGGACCGCAAGGCAAATGAAGAAAACTTCAAACAGAGAAGATGGATTGATGATGAAATCGTTGACGTCAAGCGTAAGATTGATGAAATTTCAAGAAGCATTAAAACAGCTAATGATGAAATTGAAAAAGCCAATGCAGTTATTGGCAGATACACGCTTGAATTGCAGGAAGCTAGGGGGACGTGGACGAAATTACATGAAATGCAGTTTGACGAAAATGAAAAAATTTGTCAGATGTGTGGACAGGAGTTACCGGCAGACAAAGTTGAATTACTCATTAAAAACTTTGAATCTAAAAAGGCTTCGGCACTTGAAAGCGAAGCTGAAAGGGGCAACAAGATTAAATTTCTTGTGGATTCAGAAAAAGAATCCGTTGCTAAATTGAATGAAGAAATTGCCACACACAAGTCTGAAAAAGAAGAACAGGAAGCGAAGTTAAAAGGCCTTGAAAGCCAATTAGCGGCACTTCCAGTTGAAATTGATGTAACAGGTTCAGAGGAATACAAGTCACTTGAAAAGCAGATTGCTGAAAAAGAACAGGCTATGCACAAGGCCAATGACATTTCGGCAATTAAGGCAGAATTAAAGGCACAGGAAACGGATTTAAGACAGCAGTTGTCTGACTGCGAGAATCAGATTGCTAAATCCGATACTTCCGCAGATGAACAGCGGCTTGAAGAATTGAAGAAAACAAGGCTTGATTCTGAACAGAACAAGGCGAACGCAGAAAAGATACTTGCCTTGCTTGAAGAATTGGACAAAGCAAAGAATGAAATGCTGTCAGAAGCTATTAACAGCCATTTTGAATTAGTTGAATGGCAGTTGTTTGAACTGGCTAAGAATGGAAATTACAAGTCCGTTTGCATTCCAAAAGTTGACGGCAAGTCGATTCTTACGACCATGTCAAACAAGGGAAATCGAATCTTAGGCAGAGTTGACATTTGTAAGTCTATTCAGAGGATTAGCGGTATTAGCTGTCCGATTTTCTTGGACGACAGTGAAAGCCTGTCAACCGACAATCAGAAGCGGGTAGCAGGCATGGTTGATAGTCAGTTGATTATGCTGATTGTTAATAATAGTGAGAAATTAGAGATTGTGGAGGGATAACATGAATTTATATGTTTACACATTAAATACTTTTTTTAACAATAGACCAAAAGGAATACATATAGAAAAGGTTGAAGCACGAGAAACTCCAAAAACATATATGTATGATTCATATGGTACAGGGTATACCAGCCGTATAAGAAAGCAGGATATAGGGCTGGTTATTAACAGCAGAATAATCTTGACAGAACCTAACTTTGAATATGCAAAAAATAAATTCAAGGAAATGGGCGAAGCAACGATTAGACTGCAAAAAGAAAGATTAAAAAACGCCGAAAATGTATTGAGAATTATCAATGAAAGTGAGGAAAATTAAATGAGTAGAGAATTGGAACTTGCTAGAGAACTTGTAAGAAAGTTAGAAGAAGCAGAAAAGGATAGTAAGGTACAGTTATCAGAATTACAGCCAGGAGAAACGTTTAAAATCGGAGAACATGATTTTATCGTTCTTGAGCAAAAAAACGGTTGCAGTGGCACGACAAATGTAATATCCAAAGGCTTTATGTCAGAGGATATTGTTTTCGATGACGATACAAAAGATTACAACAACTCCAACCTTAAAAAAATTATTGAAGAGAACATTCAGCCAGCCATTGAAGCAGGGGTTGGAGTGGGAAACATTATTGAACAAGTGGTTAGCTTAACATCTGTTGATATGCAAGGTGAGTTTAAGCCTTGTTATTGCAAGGTAAGACCGATAACGTTTGACGAAGCAAGAAAGTATAACAACTTGCTTGTTAATAAAGATTTAGACGATTGGTGGTGGACTTGTACGCCTTGGTCTACGGCTGACAGGGGTTGGAAGCGTACAATTACCGTCGTTTCGCCGTCCGGCGATGTCGGCGACGGCGACTGTGGCGGCCGCAACGGTGTTCGCCCTTTTTGTATCTTAAAATCTAATATCTTTGTATCGAAAGGAGAATGATTGATTATGACATTGACAATGAAAAGTTTACAAGAGCAGATTAATGAATTAAGAAATGAAGTTGCTGTTTTAAAAGCAGTTGAAAATACGAGGAAGATTCCTACCGGGTTAAGTGTGGGAAATACATTTAAACTTGCGGGGCTTACATGGACAATCCTTGATATTACAGATAAAGGATATATGTGCCTTGCTGACAGATTAGAGGATTCAATGAAATTTGATAGTGAATCAAATAATTGGATTGGAAGTCGATTAAGAGAATATCTCAACACGGAATTTATTAAAAAAATTGCTGATGAGATAGGGGAAGAAAATATCGTTTCGTTTAATCGAAATCTACTTTCACTTGACGGTCAAGATGAATATGGAAGTTGCGAAGACAAAGTATCTCTGCTGACTGTAGATGACTACCGCAAGTACAGAAGCTTTATTCCGAATGCTGACGATTGGTGGTGGCTTGCAACACCATGGAGCACAAAGGGTAATGCCTTTGAATATTCCGTGGTCGTTGTTACGTCGTCCGGCGTTTTTAACTGCAACGGCGGTTGTTACTGTGTCAGCGGTGTTCGCCCATTTTGTATCTTTTCATCTGAACTCTTTGAATCAGAGGATTAGTAAATGGCAGAAACAGATTTAAAAGTTATTTTAAAAGCAAAAGAACTGGCAGAACATACTTTGAGGATAACTTCAAATTGTAACCGATACCCGAAAAAATACAGATTTATATGTAAAAGAATTATTAGAAAGAGAGGAATAGAGATTATGGCAGAGAATACAGCAGTTGCGGAAAAGAAAGCGTTTACCACCTCTTTAAGTGAGTGGAGCAATACAATGACAGGACTTATTATCAATGATTATAAGGCTGTTGGAATGGATATGGACGATTACGCAAAAGAGTGCGCTATGGAAGCTATGACAAGCATATTTAATCTTGTTAAGAGTGACCCTAAGATTAATATGGGAAATCTTGATACAAGCAATTTAAGGGGCATTGTGAAGCGTTGTGCAAGCCTTAAATTAAATGCGAGTGCATATCCGAGAGAGTGCTATTTTCAGTTGCGAAACGTAAAAATAGGCGTTGACCCGCAGACCGGAAAAGATATTTGGCAGAAACAGGTTGAAATGGGAATTGAGGGTAGCGGCTACGATTCTTTGCTTGCTAATTACGGCAAAGATGTTAAACAGGTATATCCGTACTGGGTAATTAAGGAGGGAGATAAGTACATACCGCCTAAACACAAGGGACTTACAATTACAGAACCGGAGTGGGAGGAAAATGGACAGTCTGATAAAGCAGTAAGAGTTGTTTATCCTGTTAAATTGGCAGACGGAACAGTTACGTATCTTTCTGCTGATAGAGACAGCGTTAAGGTAAATCTTTTAGCTCATGTTAAGCAAAACATAATGAATGAGACTTTTGGCATTTGTGAGGATAGATACCACGCTACACCAAAGCAGAAAACAGAAATTAAGGCTAAGAAAGAAGAAATACTTAACGCTTTAAGAGCGTGTAAGACAGTTGATGAAATGCTTGAATGTGAACTTGCAAGACCATTTATCAGCGGTGCTTGGCTCGATACACCGGAGAGTATGATTCAGAGAAAAATGTGTAACAATGCGACAAGGAAATATCCTAAGAACTATGACCCAATGGCACGGCAGGCACAGGTTGAAATGGACGAAGTATATCAAGCCGCACAGGCTGAAATTGCTGAAAACGCTAACAGCATTGATTTTGACGAATCAGACATTGTTGACACCACAGCCACGGAAGTAACCGAAGAACAGGCAGAAGACAGTACGCTTCCACCGTTTATGCAGGAATAGGAGAAAATATGGAAGATAGATATTTATTTAAAACAAAGCAAAAAGATACCAACGAATGGGCTATCGGAAATTTGATTCACACTTTTACTGGCATGCCTTATATCGTTACAGAATACGACCACATATTGAATTTTATTACTATCGATGAAGTTGACGAACGTACAGTATGCCAATGTACAGGACTAAAAGATAAAAACGGAAATATGATGTACGAAAATGATATTGTAAAAAGAACTGATAAGCCTAAGGCAGGAGAGCCTACAATCGGTATTATTGAGTATGATATTGCTAACACAGCTTTTATTATTCGATGGCTGGACGTTCCCAACTATTCGCCGACTTTTCCGTGGAAAGAAAGAATCGAAGTTATCGGTAACAAATTTGACAATAAAGATTTGTTAGAAAAGGAGTTTTTTTGAATGAGAGTAATATCACAGGACGGAACAATAGATGTTCCTTATGAAATGGTAGTTATTCAGAGATTTAGAAATGCTATTTATTTCTTGAACCGTAATTTAACAGGAGTAGAAGGCTTGATTAATGACATTGCGTTGGCTGAATATTCCACTAAAGAAAAGGCAATTAAGGCTATGGAAATGCTGAGAGAAGCATACGCAGGAAAGCCAAAATTAAATGTAGACAAAATCCCTAACTTAACACCACAGGAGTTTGGAGAAAAATTAGGAATTGGCGATATTCTACTTTGCGATAAAGTTAATGCAGATGTCAGTTTTTCAAGCAATTACTATTTTCAGTTTCCACAGGATGATGAAATCGAGGTGTGAGTATGAGATTAAAATGCTTAGGCTCATCGTCAGCCGGAAATTGCTATCTGCTAACTTCCGACAGTGAAGAAACACTTATCCTTGATTGTGGAATCTCAATTAAGGAAATCAAGAAAGGCTTGGATTGGAACATAAGAAATGTGGTTGGCTGCATAGTCAGCCACGTTCATTCAGACCACAGCAAGTCAGTAAAGGATTTTGAAGCTATGGGAATACCAGTATTTGCCCCATACATAAGCGAAAAACCTATGAAAATTGGTAATGGAGATTTTAGAGTACAGGCATTTGACCTAACAACAATAGACGGAAGCTGGACACATACCAATGCAGACGGAACACCTTGCCCGATATTCGGATTTCTGATTACTCACAAGGAAATGGGGAGAATGCTTTACATAACCGATTGCGAATTAATCAAGTGGAAGTTTAAAGACATAAACCACATTCTCTTAGGTGTGAATTATGACAAGGATTTAATCGACAGGGATAACACAGGCAAAGCTAATCACGTTTTCAGAGGTCACTTATCCATTGACACAGCTTGCGATTTTGTTAAAGCAAATCATTCAGACAGCTTGCAGAACGTCATAATGTGCCATCTATCAGGTGAAAATTCTGATAGAGATAGTTTTATTGAGAAGATGAAAAAGGTTGCTTATGGGTCAAATGTGAGTGTTGCAGAAGCCAATAAAGAATGGATTCTAAAAAATCCGAATGAATGCCCGTTTTAGAAAGGAGATTAAATGTTAAAACATCTTAAATTTTGCCATGTGATTGGTGGAAAATATAATTTTGATTGTCACCTTTATTTAAGCGATATCGCTATTGAGAACTACAAAAATATAGGTTGCAAAGTCAAAATTTTGTTTGATTCAGAAAGGAGTAAACAAGCATGAAAGTCAAAGAATTAATCGAAGAATTAAGCAGATACAATCCTAATGCAGAGGTTGAATGTACATATAGCAATGATACGTTTAACATTAATGAAATTGTGGATAAAACGTTTGCAACATTTTATCCTACGGTACTTATAGGGATTCAAAATCAAAATCCGAAAGGAAACTAGAAAACATGATTAAAGGCAGAAAAGTCTATGACCCACTGACAGATACTTGGAGTACTGGATATTGGATTGTGGACGACAAAGGAAATTATTACCCGGTGTGGTAGAAAGGAGCAGAAATGAATATCGATGATTTTATAAAACGTGCGAAAGAAAAAGCAGAAGAATATAAATATCGTGCGAGCTTTTTTGAGAGTAGTAATCCCATGAATACAGCTTGCATTAAAGTCGCAAAAGACCATGAACAGTTAGCTGAATGGCTTGAAAAATCCAAGGAATATCAGCAGCTAGAGAAACAGGGAAAGCTAATCAAGATACCGCTTGAAGCGTACTGCATTGTGGATTTTGAAGTACGAAAAGGCTTTGTATTAGAGGAAACATATCATATGAGTAGAAAACCTTTGCTAGTTGTTCGATATGATGATAACACTCTCAAAAGCCATAGTGGACACTTAGGAATTTCAGTATTCCTCACAGAATCCGAAGCAGAAGCAAAACTGAAAGAATTGAGAGGTGTAGAAAATGAAAGTAGTAATTGACATACCTAAAGATTTCACAGGAGATTATATTGCTGACAAATTCAAAGATTTCTTTTCAAGGGTTATTGCGGATATTGATTGCAAAGGTATGTGTGGTAGATACGAGAAAGAAATTGCTGAAATGTTTTTAAAAGCATTTGATGATAGCGAAGAAAAGATTTCTTGCAACTGCCAGCACAACAGCAATTCAAGAGATAATGAGAATTGTTGCAGATGTGATAGCATAACAGCAAATATAAATAAAGCTAAGGTAAATAGCTTAGAAATAATCGCACGAATGCTAGACGATAAGCCTTATTATGAATTGAAGTACAGACAGGTTGGCAAAAAGGATTATTCTATCGGATATAGTTCTTACGATTTAAAAATTGTATTAGGTTACATTGATACATATTTTGAAATTGTGGAAAGTGATAAGCAGACCAATGCCGACAGGATAAGGATTATGTCGGATGAAGAGTTGTCGAGCTTTTTAGACAATGTTTTCAATAATTTTTTTGATGGTTTTGAGTTCGCATGTGATGTATGCACAGAGAGAACAAATTGTGAAACTTGCTTTAAAGAATGGCTTCAATCAGAAGCAGAATAGGAGAGAATATGATAAACTTTTTTGAAAAATGGTATGTGTTATTTATGTTATTAAGAATAGCACGACATAATAAGCTTAGAATGAAATTTGAGAACAAGTATGAAGATGTTTTTGATGGCTACGGACAGTCCCTTGAATACATGACATTGGAAAAATGTTATGAAAGAGATAATAGGCTCTACAAGAAATCAAAAGAATTAAGGGAATATGAGGTCGCACGAAAACCTCAAAGAGACGATTTTGGATTATATGAATATGTAGACCAACATTGCGGATATTGTGAAGATGATTTTTACGGAACAATATACACAAAAACACCACTTAAAAACAGATGGTTGGAAAGAGGTTATCACTGTTGATAGGAGAAAATATGGAAGATAAATATTTATTCAAGGCTAAGAGAGTTGACGATGGAGAATGGGTTACAGGCTCTTTAATTACTTGTGAAGATGGAACATGCAAGATTGCGACAAGTTGTTTAGAGGGTAAAGCCGATGAACCAATACTTGTGTGTGCTTATGATGTGGACAGAGACACCATCTGCCAATGTACAGGCTTAAAGGATAAGAACGGAAATATGATGTACGAAAATGATATTGTAAAAAGAACTGATAAGCCTAAGGCAGGAGAGCCTACAATCGGTATTATTGAGTATGATATTGCTAACACAGCTTTTATTATTCGATGGCTGGACGTTCCCAACTATTCGCCGACTTTTCCGTGGAAAGAAAGAATCGAAGTTATCGGTAACAAATTTGACAATAAAGATTTGTTAGAAAAGGAGTTTTTTTGAATGAGAGTAATATCACAGGACGGAACAATAGATGTTCCTTATGAAATGGTAGTTATTCAGAGATTTAGAAATGCTATTTATTTCTTGAACCGTAATTTAACAGGAGTAGAAGGCTTGATTAATGACATTGCGTTGGCTGAATATTCCACTAAAGAAAAGGCAATTAAGGCTATGGAAATGCTGAGAGAAGCATACGCAGGAAAGCCAAAATTAAATGTAGACAAAATCCCTAACTTAACACCACAGGAGTTTGGAGAAAAATTAGGAATTGGCGATATTCTACTTTGCGATAAAGTTAATGCAGATGTCAGTTTTTCAAGCAATTACTATTTTCAGTTTCCACAGGATGATGAAATCGAGGTGTGAGTATGAGATTAAAATGCTTAGGCTCATCGTCAGCCGGAAATTGCTATCTGCTAACTTCCGACAGTGAAGAAACACTTATCCTTGATTGTGGAATCTCAATTAAGGAAATCAAGAAAGGCTTGGATTGGAACATAAGAAATGTGGTTGGCTGCATAGTCAGCCACGTTCATTCAGACCACAGCAAGTCAGTAAAGGATTTTGAAGCTATGGGAATACCAGTATTTGCCCCATACATAAGCGAAAAACCTATGAAAATTGGTAATGGAGATTTTAGAGTACAGGCATTTGACCTAACAACAATAGACGGAAGCTGGACACATACCAATGCAGACGGAACACCTTGCCCGATATTCGGATTTCTGATTACTCACAAGGAAATGGGGAGAATGCTTTACATAACCGATTGCGAATTAATCAAGTGGAAGTTTAAAGACATAAACCACATTCTCTTAGGTGTGAATTATGACAAGGATTTAATCGACAGGGATAACACAGGCAAAGCTAATCACGTTTTCAGAGGTCACTTATCCATTGACACAGCTTGCGATTTTGTTAAAGCAAATCATTCAGACAGCTTGCAGAACGTCATAATGTGCCATCTATCAGATGAAAATTCTGATAGAGATAGTTTTATCGAGAAGATGAAAAAAGTTGCTTATGGGGCGAATGTAGATGTTGCAGAGCGTAACAAGGAATGGGTTTTAAGGAAAGGAGATGAATGTCCGTTTTGATGAGGGAGATTTGTGGAGAATGTAAGTATAACAAGTATTCTACAACAGAAAAGGAATTTTATTGTAGTAACACTGATAGTGATAATTACGGAATAGCAACTATGTATAATGATACTTGTGATGATTTTGAGGAAAAAGATGACTGATAACGGAAAGGAGTAGGAATGGAAAGATTAACAAGTAATAAACCAGTAGCTGATATGATGCCAATGATTGAACTGGCACATAACAGTTGTTACATAGATGAAAAACACAATGCAAGATATAGGGATTATGAGCAGGATATTGACAGTAGACAACTTGTTAGAAAACTTGTCAAAGATATGTGTGATGAAGATTTATTTTATATGTCAGATGAGAGATTTGACCAGTATATGACTGAAATGCTGACAGTTGGAGTGAGTGACACAATAGGGCTTTTGGCGGTATTTTATCGTAACTTATGGGCTACGGCTGAGTTAAGAGAGAAGTTAAAAGAATATGAGGACTTAGAGGAGCAGAGTATGATTATTAAGCTGCCTTGTAAGGTAGGAGATACCGTATGGAATTATAGTTATTTTGGTTTGAAAAAGTATAAAGTAAAATATATAGGATTTGACAAAAATGGACTTTTATATTTTGATTGCGACAATGGGATTACATATGGTTTTAGATGTTATTTACAGGATTTTAAGGATAAAGTATTTGCAACAAAATCCAAAGCCGAAGCAAAACTGAAAGAATGGAGAGGTGAGAAAAATGACTAAGAAAGAGTTATATGTATGTGACATTTGCCATACCGATTATCACAACAAAGAGGACGCTTTGAATTGTGAAAAAGGTCATCTTAAATGCGTTAAAATCACAGACACTAGATACAACGCACATTTTAAACTTCCATATAAAATTGAGGTGGAGTTTTCCGATGGAACAAAGCGTTGGTATAGACAGTAAAGAATTGCGAGGTGGAGAAAATGAGTGGCAAGCATAGCAATCTTACAGATAAAGAAATGGAAGATTTACAGAACATAGTAGCTAATACATTAGCGAGTATATGCACTATGGCAGATAAGCATAATATCGACAGAGATAGTATGCTGAAATACTATACTGATATGCTCGTGGCTTTTACAGAAGTGGCAAGCATACAAAATTATGAAACTAACTACACTTGCAATTGCCAGCGCAACAGCAATTCAAGAGATAATGAGCCTTGTTGCAGATGTGGTGGAAGAAATACCAATGCCGACAAAATTAGACATATGTCTGATGAGGAACTGGCAAAATATATTTACGATGTATCTGAACATCATGCAGATTGCGTTGTGTGCGGCGATGACTGTGACAGTTGTAAAAGCACAGAAGATATTTGCGTGCCGAAGATTATTGAATGGTTAAAATCAGAAAGCGAGGATTAGAAAATATGATTAAAAGTGAACACGGAGTATTAACCGCAAAAGGTAGCATTGTTGAACTCTTGGCAGATTTAAGTGTCATTATTTACGGTTTGAATAAGGATATAACTGCAAAGACAGATGAAAAATACGCTAAAATGCTGCTTGACAATGTTTATAAAAAAGCATTTGTAGAACCGCAAACGCAGAAAGAAGCTGAAACTAAAGCGGTTCAAGACTTATTAAAGCAACTTGCTAAAATTTTGTCGGAATAGAGAGGACGTGGATTATGAATAAAGTAATTTTAATTGGACGGTTAGTACGTGACCCTGATGTGAGGTATTCACAAGCTGGCAATGGTAATATGGCAGTAGCACGGTACACATTAGCTGTTGACCGTAAATTCAAAAAAGAGGGCGAGCAGAACGCAGACTTTATTAATTGCATTGCATTTGGAAAATCGGGAGAATTTGCTGAAAAATATTTCTTTAAGGGAATAAAAATTGCAATCAGCGGAAGGATTCAGACTGGAAGCCATACGAACAAAGACGGTCAGAGAGTTTACACGACTGATGTAGTTGTTGAAGAACAGGAGTTCTGCGAAAGCAAGCAGAATCAGCAGAGTAGCGGCATAATTCAGCCGAACAGTAATGTTGACAGCAATGGATTTATGAGTATCCCGGACGGAGTGGAAGATGAGGGATTACCATTTAATTAAGGAGCGTGATGAAATTTGAATTATCAAAGCATTAGGCAGGCAAAAGCGATTGAACAGAACAATAAAAAACGTTTATTAGAAGTCAATCCAAAGCTTGACGAGGAGAGCGGCATATACTTTTTGACACGAATTGATGAAAACGGATTCAAATATGCCTATATCGGGCAGGCTGTACATATTCTGACAAGGCTTGCACAGCACCTTGTCGGATACCAACATATTGATTTATCGCTCAAAAAACACAAATTGTACTCAAAAAGCAATCCTTGTGGCTGGAAGATAGGATTTCTGCATTTTCCAAAATCCGAACTTGACAAGCAGGAGCAGCATTACATTAAGGCTTATGCCGACAAAGGATACCAGCTAAGGAACAAAACAAGTGGTTCACAAGGAGAGGGCAAGGCACAGATTGATGATTACAAGCCGTCTAAAGGCTACCGTGACGGCATACAGCAGGGCAGAAAGAATCTTGCAAAGGAACTGTCACACATTGCAGAAAAACACCTCAAAATCGAAATCAGAGAAGACAAGAGGTGTAACAAGGTGTCGCAGAAGCAGTATGAGAAATTTATGGATTTATTGAAAGTAGGTGATTCAGTTGAAAGATAACCAGTGCAGAGCTTACAAACACACATACAAATGCCCGAAAGACAAGTGTGACGGCTGTCATCGGCGCATGAGCAGATTCTATTTGATACAGGAAATCGTAGAAATTTTGATGAAATCAGACACACCAATTGGAGAGGATTAATGCAAATGAAAATCAAAAGCATAATAAAAGGAATCGTAAGAGGTTTAGTCGTAATAATGTTTGCCACAGGAACATTTGTGATTTGCAAATTGATGATTTCCGTATATTTTCATCAGATTATTACATTTCTGCTTGTAGTTGCGGCTATATCACTGATATGCTGGGCATTTGAGTGATAGGAAAGGATATGACATGACAAAAAATGGACAGTTTGAAATAACTGATTTTTTAAGAAAGGAAAGCCGATTATGACAGATGATACAAAACACGAAATACAAATCTTACTTGACCTGTTAAAATCCAGCCTTACACGGAACGGTGTAAGCATGGCAACTGACAGAGAGGGAAATTTGATGTTTTTTGATACCGCAGAATATAACCGAAGTGGTGGCAAGACATTTGACGGATTTAGAATCAATATTAATGATTTAGTAAAGTAACAAAGCAACAGAACTTGAATAACAGATAAGGGGCGATAATATGGCAATATATCGAAATGTCCAATTGGCATTTTGGACGGATAGCAAAGTTGAAGACGATTTTACACCGGAAGACAAGTATTTTTACATGTACATTTTAACTAATCCGCAGACGAATATCTGCGGGTGCTACGAAGTGAATTTTTCGCAAATGGCAAGACATACAGGCTATAGCAAAGACACTATCGTAAGGCTTCTTGAGCGGTTCGACAAAGTACACAATGTTATAAAATACGATTCAAATACGAAAGAGATACTGATATTACGGTGGTACAAATACAATTGGAATAAATCGGAAAAAGTTCTTGCAGGAGTATTGAGTGCGGCAAAACGGATTAAATCTGAAAAATTCAGAAAATACGTTAATGATATTGTTGATTCAATCAGAAATGACACACCATTATTAGACCACAGCATTGAAGAAACATCTGATACCAATTTGCCCGACAATGCAAATGAAAAGGAAAACAATGTGGTGTATATGAATGTTATCGACTACCTGAATAAAAGATGTAATACTAAATACAGGTACAATACGCAGGCAACAAAACGGCATATACACGCAAGGATAGAAGACGGATATAAGGAATCCGATTTTTACGAGGTGATAGACAAAAAGGCGGGTGAATGGTTGGGTACGGATATGGAAAAATATTTGCGACCGGAAACCTTGTTCGGAACAAAATTTGAAAATTATTTGAACCAAAACATAGCACCTAATAAAAATTTTAGCAAGGGTACTATTGATTGGGACAATGTGTAAAGGCAGGTGGCAATGATTGACAAGAGAAGAAACAGTCAAAATCATTCGGATTATGTGCGACAGCTATCCGAATTATAAGCCGAACAATATTTCAGAAATGGTCGACGTGTGGTGCATGATGTTAGAGGATTACAACTATAATCAAATTTCGGTTGCGTTAAAAGCTTACGTAACATCGGATACAAGCGGATTTGCGCCGAGTATAGGAGAGCTGATAGCAAAAATACAAATGATTTCACAGCCACAGGAATTGAATGAAATGGAAGCGTGGAGTTTAGTGAGTAAAGCATTGCGGAATGGCACATATGGTGCAGTTGAGGAGTTTTCAAGGCTTCCGCCGACCGTTCAAGAAGCTGTTGGGAATCCCGATAATCTAAGAAATTGGGCAACGTCCGATTACAAAGCGATTGAAACCGTAATACAGTCCAATTTTATCAAAACTTACAGAAGCGTTACAAGCCGGGCAGAAGAAATTAAAAGAGTGCCGGCAGAAATTCAGAAACTTATCGAAAAAGTAAATCAAAATTCACTAAAGGCTCAAATCGAGCAAAAATACCAAAATAATACAAATCTTTTTTCGGGCGAAAATAAGCTGTCTATGAGCGATACAGAAGCCGTAGAAGCATATTCAGAACCGCCGAAAGAATTTGAAATTTTAAAAGACAGTTTGAGGAAATAAAATGGCATTAACGCAAAAAGAAATTAGTCATAATTGTTACAAAAGGTGCAAGGACAATGGGTTGTGTCCACGTTGTGGAAAGCCGCTTGACAGAACTGGTTACTACTGTTCGGATTGTTTAAAGAAAAATAACGAACGTGAAAAAGAATTTCGTGAGTGGTGCAAAGAATACAAAATTTGTCCACAATGCAAAAAAAACAAACTTTTTGGCGATGAACATATTTGCCCGGAATGTTTAGCAAGAAAAGCTATATACCGTGCAAACAATCCCATATCCGATGAAAAACAAAAACAATACAATGAGAGATTCAAAAAACAGCAGAAAACGCTGTATCAACAGCGGAAAGAGCAAGGCGTTTGTACCCGGTGTGGTAAACGTCCAGCGGCAAAGCCTAAAGCCAAATGTGCAATATGCTTGAAAAAGGACGCTCAAGTGCATAGAAAGCAATATTACGACAAAATAGATATAAAAGAGTATCGCAAAGCTAATAATCTATGCTATCACTGTGGAAATCCTATAGACCGTGAAACGGGGCAGTTGTGTCAGTCGTGTTGGGATAAATGCCGTGAAAATGGATTAAAAAGCCCACATGATAATACATACTGGCGACAGGACAATAACATGGTTTTTAAATGGAATCGAGGTGTTAAAAATGAACATAAATAGTGCAACTGACAAAGGTTGTGATAAATGCAAGCATAAGTTTTATTTAGGCACAAATAAGCAAGGTGCGGCAATTTACGGTTGTAAAAACCGTACTGGTAAATGCCCGGAACGTAAAAACAAATAATTGAAAGGAAACGGCTTATGAATTTTTCGGAATTAACTAAGCCGGAACTTGAAAAAATTATCGAAAATGCCAACTTTACAGAAGAAGAAATGCAAATATTTAAAATGTTAGCTTGCGGCAAGAGCTTGGAACAGATAAGTCAAAAAATATTATTATCAAAAGCCACGGTTTCTCGCCGCATAGTTGACATAAAAAACAAAATAGAAAGGACTGATAACATGAATAAAACAATCCCGATTTGGGAGAAAGCATTGTTGACGGTTGAAGAAACAGCAGAATATAGCAACATTGGACTTAATAAAATTAGAGAATTACTGAATCAACCCGGCTGTACGTTTGCCTTTTTTGTAGGCAAAGGGAAATGCCTTGTTAAACGTAGGGAATTTGAAAAATTTATTGATAAAACAAGAGAAATATAATCATACGTTGAAATATGAGCCGTGATGTAGTAATATGTGATTGTTATGCCACGGCTTCTTTTTTGAAAGGAGCTATATACATGGGAAAAGATTTAAAAGGCAAAGAATTGGGTTCAGGAATTACTCAGCGTAAAAATGGAACATATCAAGGACGATACAAGGATAGATTTGGGCATACAAAGACCATTTACAATCGCAAGCTGTCCGTATTGCGCAAGGAACTTGCGGTTGCGATTGCTGAAAATGAAAATCTATTCAGTGTTCGTAATGAAATTACTCTTGACGAATGGTTTGGAAAATGGGTGGAATTATATAAAAAGAAAAGTGTACGCCCTAACACGCTTAGGGAATACACTCATGTTTACAACAAAAATATATCACCTTTTTTAGGAAATAGCAAGATAAATTCGCTTGTCAAATCGGATATACAGCAACTTATTGATACTGCTAATGACAGTGGATATAAATATGAACGTCAAAATAAAATTAAAGTTATTTTGTCTGATATGTTTGAAAGAGCAATAGAAGATGAATTAATGACAAAGAATCCGGCAAAGGGTGTTAAATTGAGGTCGGAAAAAGAGTTTAATGCAAAGGCATTAACGCTCGAACAGCAGGACATCTTTTTTGAGGTTTGTAGCGGCACTTTTTACGACAACTTGTACAACGTTGCAGTTAATACCGGATTGCGGCCGGGCGAATTATTTGCGCTCACAAAAGAAGATGTTGATTTAGAAAATGGATATATCAGTGTAAATAAAACGCTGGTTTATCAAAAATATCTTGACGATGAGTGTAAGACATTTCATATCGAACCGCCAAAAACGAAACAGAGTTATAGAAAAGTTCCTATAAACCGCAAATGCCGCAAATATCTTGAAAAACAATTTGTCTTGAAAGATGTTATTAGCAAAAAACGGCCTAAACAGCAGAATGATTTTTTATTTGTTACTAAATTTAATACACCGATAAATTCTCAAATTTATTCTGCTTCAATTAAAAGAATTGTTGAGCAGATTAATCTTACAAGAGAATTTGCAGATGAATTTCCGGTTTTTAGTGGGCATACATTTCGACATACATTTGCCACACGATGTTTTGAAGTTGGAATACAGCCGAAAGTTGTTCAATCATATTTAGGTCATGCAACACTTAAAATGACAATGGATTTATATACGCACGTAACAGAAGAAAAATCTGCAAATGACATTGAACGTATCGTTGAAAATGATAGGAATAATGTAATAGATTTTGGATTGAAAGTATGTTAGTGTGTAAATAGTGTGTAACTTACACACCAATTCCAAAAAGAAATCCAGTAAATAAGCGGCTTCGTGGGTAATTTTATGTTGAAACTGGTAGAACTATTACGTATACCAAAGCACACCGTATGAGTGGCACTAATTATAAGGGGAGGACATTCTATGACAGAAAACGAAATGTTACAGGCAATTTATTCTGATATGCAGAATATGAAAAACGATATGCA